CAGCGAAGTACCAGCCTGCGAAGCCTTGATACCACTGTTTGCCATAAGGCCGATGGCTTCTGCCGTGTCCTCTGCCGAGAATCCCAGCGCACCGGCGATAGGCGCACAGTATTTGAATGTTTCGCCCATCATGGACACATTGGTATTCGCATTGGAGGAAGCGGCGGCAAGAATGTCGGCAAAATGCCCGGAATCCGAAGCCGACAAGCCGAAAGCGGTGAGGGCATCCGTGACAATATCCGAGGTCGTGGCGAGATCTTCACCGGATGCCGCCGCGAGGTTCATAATGCCCTCGATGCCGCCCAGCATGTCGGAGGTTTTCCACCCGGCCATCGCCATATATTCCATCGCGGAGGCGGCCTCCGATGCGGAGAACTTGGTCTTCGCACCCATCTCACGGGCTTTTGCACGAAGCTGGTCGAAGTCATCCCCTGTCGCACCGGAAATAGCAGAAACCTTGCTCATCTCAGCATCGAAGTCTGCCGCCGTTTTGACTGCTGCAGTCCCCAAGCCAGTAACCGCTGCGGTCACGGGCAGGAATTTCTTGCCTACATTTTCGACCGAAGAGCCAAGGTTCTGAAGTTTCTCTCCTGCCTCATCAATTTTGGCAAGAGTTGCATTTGTTGTCGCCGCCTGGTCCTGCAGGGATTTCAGATTCTGTTCGGTCTCTGCGATCTCACGCTGGAGGGCATCATACTGTTGCTGGGTGATTTCACCGTTGGCAAGCTGCTCATTGGCCTGCTGTGCAGCTGTTTTCAGAGTGGTCAGCTTTTCCTTGGTTGCTTCAATGGCATCCTTGAGCATCTTCTGCTTCTGGACGACCAGTTCTGTATTCGTGGGGTCCAGCTTCAGGAGTTTGTTGACATCCTTCAGTCCGGACTGCGTCCCCTTGATTGACTTGTTTACACCTTCCAGTGCTTTGGAGAGCTTTGTGGTATCGCCGCCGATCTCAACGGTGATGCCCTGGATTCTGGATGCCATTTGCGTAACCACCTCCTTTGGGGCATGAAAAAAGCCCGACTTGCTTTGTCACAAGTGGGGCAAAATTAAAATATGAAATGCTAAACTTGAAATTTTTAGGGTAATTTCACTTGAGCAATTTCACAAAAAGCCATTTTCTTGAAATTGCTAAGGCAAAACAGGCCACGAATTTTCATTTTTCGATAATTTTCTACCTATTCGATATAGTCAGTCCGAAAAATAGGCACAAAAATACCCCGTCAGATTTCTCCAACGGGGTTGTTACCGATTATTGAATTTTATTCCATAAGAGCATTGTGCTCTCCATGATATCCTCGTAGCTGATATCAGCCGCATACGGATATTTCTTCTGGTAGGACTTCCAAAGTGTATGTAACTGCGCGTCATCACTGACGGCAGCCATAATTTTAGGTGCTTCCTCTTTCAGATTTTCCGTGTTTCTTTTCTTGCAGGTCGCCTCAAACGCCTTTTTCAGTACATCGGCATCAATATCCTGCTCATAAATAGAAAGCAAAGTCCTGATGTCATAGAAGTCTCTCATTCTGGTATTCAAAAGACCTCTTGCAAGTACCGTTTGAAGTTTTTCTGCCAGAATTGTTTCCAGATTGTACGACCAGAGACTGATGGAACGGTCATCCAAGAGCAATTTATAGTTGTACTCGATTGCCCTTGGTGTAATGACATCTCCTGTAGAAATGTCAATCTTCATTGGTGTCACGAGTTTCCCCATCATGGCATTCATAGTAAACCGAATACCCGGATACTCCATCTCATCCATGATATTGGAAACTTCTTTGATCTCAAAGGTCACTCCATCGCCAAGGTCGATATCCTTGATTTCATCTACAATCCGTCTGGCATCTTCTGCCGACAGATTCTGATTTTTAATGCTCGTGTCGATATCCATCGTGGATCGCAATGCTACGCCAACCATTGCCGTCACCAGCATTCCGCCTTTGATGATAAAATTATCTTTGTACTGCGAACTGGCAACTCTCTCAAGGAAACGCTCCATCATATAGATCCGCATGAGCGTTCTGGCATCTGCCTTGTTCTCCTTTGCCACATTCTTAATTCTTCCCTTAACCTGTTCTGGTGTCAGCTGCATTTTACAATAATATCCCCATATATCTGCGGATCACATTATCAACCCGAAACAACTTTGCATATTCCATAAGTCGATTCAGGTCCTTGTCTCTTCTGGAAACATACGTCTTCAGAACGGAATTGAAATCCTGTGCTTCAATACTGCTCCGGCTTCTCATCAGGTCACAAATCGTCCGTTCCAGATCATACATGGGAATCATATTCCCATCATTGTCCTTCACAATGATTTTTCCAACATCCAGTAATTCCCGTTTTACCGTATACACCTTACAGCTTCCATCTGCCGTAAGCCGGTGTGCATTGTAGCCGCTGTATATAGTAAGAGTATGAACAAACGGTTCTCTGTCCGTCAGACCATGATAATAAAAAGCCTCGTCATGCGAAAAAACAGCATTCGGGCATCTCTGATGAAGTACATACAGTTCATCTACCCAATCCGATCCCGTAGAATAAACACCACGGCTAACCGGCTCTAATCCGTTCTCGCGGACATATTTATAAAACTTAAATTTTGAAATTCCAGATTTTCCCGCAATTCTCGGTGTAAGGTAATCATGATTTTGAACCAATCTTGTCATCTCATTCATGAAATCACCATCCTTCCGTGCTTATATTGTAATCGAAATAAGCACGATAGTCAAGTAAAATCAAACGAGCGTGCTTATTTCGCATTTAATATATGCACGCTCGTCGAGTTTTATTCTGTCAAAATTTGTCAAAATCAGCTTGCGATGCCAGTTCCTTGTACGGATAGTCATCGTTCTGCCGCTCTGTGAACATATCATTGACCAACCCGATGGTCAGCAGATCGAGGTCGGCGATGCTGATACCGAGCTGCACACAGCGCAGCAGGAAGAGCGGGGTGGTCATTTCCCGCTCACTTTTGCGAGGTTTTTTCTGGATTCCACCTCCGTCTGCACATTCAAGCCCCACAGTTCGATCAGCTGGGGCAGGATCTGGTAAATAGAGAAGGTGTTGAACTGATCCAGAAACTCCTCCGGGCTGTCCGGCACATTCGCAGGGTCCGCATGACGGGCCATCAGCCACGCCAGATCCTCAAACATCTCCAGACTGAACAGGTCGAGGTTGGAATTGTCCTCATCGTTCTCCCCCACGCTCTTTTCCAGCTGGCGCAGGTCTTTGTAAATGTCGCGGCCGAACTTGATGCGGTACAGACGAGGCACAGCGGCACTGGCCTTGAAGGTGACTTCCTTACCATCGATTTCGATTTTCTTCGTAACTGCCATAATCGTAATCCTCCAAAATTTCATGTAAAATTGGCAGAGCCGAGGCCCTGCCTTATATCGTGTTTCTTACTCCGCCGAATCGATGCTCACCAGCGCACTGCCGCCGCTCACGGTAGGCAGCTTGCCATCCCACTTCTGAATCTTCTGGTACTCGATCAGGTTCTCAGACAGGCTTTCTGCCAGCTTGCGGTTTGCCTCGGCCTGCGCTTCTGCGGCAATAGAAGTCTTCTGAGCTTCTGCTTCCGCATTGGTGATTGCCACCTGCTTATCCGCTTCGGCCTTTGCAATAGCGGCTTCATTCTCGATCTTCTGCTTGTCAGCGTTCTGCTGTGCAATGGACTTCTGCTGAATGGCTTCGTTATAAGCATCCTCGAAATCCATATCGTTGATGACCACCTTGTTCACAAACACAACACCCTCACCGTATTTCTGTTCCAGCGATTCTGCCAGCTTCTGCTGTGCCAGAGGCTCGATCTTGGTGCGGTTGGTTACTTCATTGGGGCCAAGCTCGGCCATAGCGGACTTGATGGCAGATGCCACCAGCTCGTCACCGACCAGATTCTTGATATCGGATACATTCGCATACAGCCATGCGCTCTTCTCAGGAAGCACCTGATAGGTCACGATCACATCGGCAGCATACACAGGGGTCTTGTCGGAGGCTTCGCCCCAGACCTGCGCCTCGATGTGCTTATCTTGCTGCTTGTTATTGACCTTGTGGATGCTCTGCACAAAGGGAATGCAGAAATTGAGTTTACCGCTCTGGATGGTAGTTTCCTGGATCTGGCCAAAGCTGGTCTTCACGCCGGTGTATCCGGTGGGGATGATGCTGAATGAACAAACCGCCAGCACCAGAACAATGATCACTGCGAACAAAGGAAAAATCTTCTTCATAATCTTGTACTCCTTATAATAATGTAAGCAGAGCCGAAGCCCTGCGGTGTGTGCCGGTCACTTAGCCCTGCGGCTCTTCTTCCGTCTGGCTGGGGTCTGTCTCACTGACAGCTTCTGCTTGCGGCTCATAGACCGCATCATACCACTTGTTGTAAACTTCATCGGTGGTGTTGGTACCGGTCTTTGCCTTGACATAACCGTTTGCCAGAGGGGTTGCCTGCAGGTTCAGGGTGTCTGTCTTGACTTCCTTGCTGTCCTCATTGGTCTCACCCTCGATGGACGGACGGCTTGCCACACAGTTGTACAGCACATGGCGGATGTGACGCTGGTCGCCATCGAACTCGAACAGGAAGGCGAAATGCTCCAGTTCCACATTGGCGTTCTCAGCAAGCACGCCGTTGCCATCCAGTTCCTCGTGCATGATCTCTGTGAGGAAGCTCTCCGGGATCAGGGCAATTTCCAGATCACCCTCGTATCCGGAGTTGTTATTCACGACATAGTAAGCGATGTTGTCCGCATAAAACGGTTCGATCTCGCCGTTGGCATCCATCGACAGGCTGACTGCACCGGGGATGCGGACCGGCTTTGCATAGGTGACACTGCCATCTTCGTCAAAAGTCGCCTTGGCATAATGGCAGTTCTTCAGGCCAAATTTGACCTTATTGCTTTTCTTCGACATAGGTTATTCCTCCTATCGCCCTGCGGCCGGCTTATACGGTCAGCTCATACAGGACTTCATACATCTTTTCGGTTTCGATCCAGACTTCGCTTTTCTCATAATAGAGTTCATGCGCAGTCAGGACTTCTTCAATACTTGCTTCCATATCCGGGTCTTTGTAATCGGTGTACACCTCAATGTCCAGCCGGTTGAAATGGTGGTACACAAGGTTATCCGCACCGAAATTCTCGGCTTTCGGATACAGGAAGCAGATAAAGGGTGGATCGGGACTCTCCCCTTCTGCGAAATGGTCATACGCATAGGGAAGTCCCATCTCCTCCACCAGAACTTTCACTTCTTCGTGGGTCATAGACTCCTCCTATTTCAGTGCCTTTTCGATGAGGGATTGAAGCTGCTCGACACCGGCCTGTTCTGCCGGAGCGATATGCGGTCTTCCTGCCACCCGGCCACCGCCACGCTTAGCATGACCTTTTTCCAGCAGATGTGCCAGCTGGTAGCGGTTCTTAGAATGCACCACCATCTGAAGGCTCTGGCTGGATTCCGACTGTTTGGTAGCCACCCAGCTTTCCTTGTACCGCCCAGTTCTGGACGGTGCGCCGGACTGGATCTGCTCCTTTACGGTCTTTGCCGATTTGCGGACCGCTTTCTTGACCTCAGTGGAGGCAAGGGTCGCATACTCTTTCAGCCCCTCATTGATGGCATCTGCCATCTCATCGATGCTGACGGTTCTGCTCATCAGGCTGCCTCCTTTCCAATCGGCAATGAATTTTCAGGATTTTCTTCTGGAAATTCATCGGGTCAACGGATTCGATATTGTAGAGCTGCTCCCGGAAACGGATGCGGTAACCTGTTGATGTGAGATTTTTGGTCTCACTGCACCAGCGGACCGAAAACACCACACTCTTCTGCTCGGCTGTGACCTCACCCTCTTCTTCCTGCGCCTGATAAGTCGAAGCGTAGGCAAAGCAGGTGAAATATTCCTCCCATGTGTTCCGATGGTTTCCGACCTTATCGGTCACGACCGTGCTTTTCTCAATCGTGATCCGCTCATTCAGTTTCTCGATCATCAGAACACCCCCTCCCTCACAGCAAACAGAATGGAACGAAGCGTCAGCATCAACTGGTGATGGTCAGCTTCGTCCCGGTGTTCATACAGATAGCCCAGCGCATACAGGATTGCCACACGGCAGGTGCTGCGCAGGGCTTCCAGTTCCCTTGTGGGCTGTACTCCGTTCTCGGCATCCCGGTCAGCGGCATTGACAGCCTCCCACCGGTCTTCCGACAGGCGGCCCACATCCTTGCACATCTGCTCCGCAGAAGATAAGAGGATGCCGATCAGGACATCCTCATCACTGCTGTCCACGCGGAGATAAGTCTTCGCTTCATAAAGTGGAATCAGTGCCATAACCGGCTCCTCCTTTCCAGGTCAACTTAACCCTGCGGTGCCATCTGCAGAAGCTGTACGGCTTCGGGCAGGATCAGCTTGCCATCGACACGCTGGGTGGTCAGGAAGCCGACCTGGTCAGTGCGGGCATACAGCTCGTTCAGACGGCGGAAGGTGCGGTTCTGGCGGTCAGCCACCCAGTAGTAACTGTAATCGCCAAATGCCATGACCTTGCTGCCGCCCTTGATCTCCGGCATGAAGGCGGAGGTCTTCAGCGGACGGTTCAGCAGGGTATCAGGCTTGCCGATCTCCAGACCCGGCTTCCAGATATAGTTGCCGTTGTTGTCCTTGATGGTCATCAGCTGCAGCACCAGGGCTTCGTTGCAGAGGAACTGTGCCTTCTTGCGGTACGGAGCCTTCAGTGCGTAGTAGAGCTTGAAGATCTCATCAAAGGTAACGGCGTCCTTCTTGCCGGCGGTCACACCGACCTTGGCACCACCGGTCTCGGCCAGCAGACCCAGAGGCTTACCCACACCGTCACCAGTGATAAAGGCGCGCTCCTCTGCGTTACCCATACGCACACCGAAGCGGCGGGCGATATAGGTAGCAAGATCGAATGCGGAATCGTTCAGCAGCTCATTGGAGATCTTGATCATGGTACCCAGCTTGTACGCAGACAGCATGGTCTGACCGAAGGTGGTATCGCTCTCCGGAATCTCCTCGCCCTCATCGATCCAGCTTGCCTCGCCGGTATCCTCTGCGATGGGGATCTTACGGGTGCCGGAGCTGGTGCGGATGACAGTTGCCATGCCACGGAAGATGTTGTTCTCTTCCAGTGCCTCCACCAGCTTCTTCTCGAACTCATCAGGAACGGTAAAGCCGCCCTCGGTGTCCTCGCCCACAGACAGGGCATTGCGGACTTCACCGTAATGACCACGATTGCGAATCATGTTCCAAAAGTTCTCGGCGTACTCTGCGGTGGCGGTCGGCTTGACATCCTTCTTGCTGCCGTTCTTCGGGTCAGCGTGGACAGGGTTGGAAGTCGGAGCGGACAGCTGTGCCTCGATCTGTGCCTGCTGCTCCAGACGCTCGATCTCCGCACCCAGGTCCTTGACCTCCTGTGCCATCTTGTTGTACTGTTCCACGGCCTCAGCCTTTACCAGACCGTTCTCGCCGCGGTTCTTCTCCAGAAAGTCCTTGGTCTGCTCCCAGAGAGTGTTGCGCTTGGTGCGCAGTTCCAGAATCTTACTCATAGTGCGTTTCCTCCATAGATTGATTTGTTGTGATATGAAAAACAGCCTGAATGCACATCACTTCATGCACTCAAGCTGCTTCATCAGGATATTGTAGGGGATACTGCCATCCTCGGTCTTGCCGTCCATATCAAGGACAGGCTGCAGGTTGGCAGGCGGTTCTGCCGGAGGGGTCGGCTCTGCGGACGGTTTCGGGTCAGCAGGAGGTTCCTTTGGCTCAGTGTGTTTCTGACCCACATCTTCCGGCTTCACACCCAGACGGTTCAGGACGATTAAATCCATCTGACGGCTGGAGAAAAGATGCCCTGCCGTATCCTTCTGGAACGGCTTCTTTTCTTCGCCCTCGCCCGGTTCACTGTCGGGGTCTTCTTCCGGTTCATCGGGATTCTCCGGGTCTGCCGGGCCACTGTCCGGCTCTTCCTCTTTCTTTGCAAAGAGGATCTCGTCTGCAAATCCCAGCTCCACAGCCTTTTTCGCATTCATCCATGTCTCATTGCTCATGAGGTTGGCGATGCGGGCATGGCTGAGGCCGCTCTTTGCAGCGTAGGCATTGATGATGCTCTCCTTGACTTCGTTCAGCACTTCGATGGCTTTTTCCATATCCTTGGTGTTGCCCATTGCAACGGTGCTGGGGTCGTGGATCATCAGCATGGCAACAGGACTCATCTGAACGGTGTCCCCGGCCATTGCCACAACGGATGCCGCCGAAGCCGCAATCGCATCGATCTTGACCGTGATACTGCCCTTGTAGTCCCTCAGCATGGTATAGATCTCAGCAGCGGCGAACACATTGCCGCCCGGACTGTTGATCCAGACGGTCACATCCCCCTCGCCGGATTCCAGCTCATCCCGGAACATCTGCGGCGTGATTTCATCGCCCCAGAAAGATTCCTCGTCGATGGGGCCTTCCAGCCGGAGGATTCTGGTGTCGTCACTGTTTTTGATCCAGTTCCAGAATTTCTT